TGGGACGATCAAGGCTGATGCTGCCATAAGCGCCAGAGTTGTAGGCGTTGCCTTCAGAGTCAACCTGATCGCTGATTGCCGTCACGGTGTAATGGGCCGTGTGAGCAAATCCGTCGCTGAGGTCTCTATTGAGGTCAGCGATCTTCCAAACGTAGGTGTTAGCCATGATGATGTGAAGTCAGAGAAAGTTTAGGCCGATCAGCAAGCCATCAGCACACAAGGTACGCAATAGCTGCCGTCTGAGTAAGTGGTAGAAACCGTGGTGCTAGTCACCTTGGCAATAGTCTTAGAGCGCACAATGTCGTCATCCTGCGGTTTTGCCGTTCCATCACCAGCAGACATCAGCAGATCACCGCGTGCAACGGTTGTGCCCTGTGCAATGCGGATCACAAAGTCACCCGTCATCGCGCAGAAAAAGTCGTTGGTGTAAGTGTCATCGTCATCGTCCCAGGCTTGAAAGACGCCAGCAACGTTGACATCACCTTCGACATCACTGACCTTCATTCGGTTCAGCTGTTCGTTATCTTCCGTGCCTGCATCTCGTGCAGGTGTTTTTACATCACCAACGCTGACACCTTCAGGCAGTTCATCCTCCTCGGTATAAAGCACTGCATCTTGAGCGTCATAAGCCCATTCGCACATCTCATCAAGGTTGCTCAGCACAGAACCACGCAAGATCTCTGTACGTTCTGCACCGCCTGCAAGCTGTGACCAACGGGAAAGGTGAGCACCGTTGTAGGAAACAGTAGAGCCGCTTACAGAGATGGTGCCTTCCTCATTACCACCTTGCAAGAGACTAATGATTTTCCCATCATTAGTACCTCTGTTAAATGAGCAAACTGTTCCGCCTAAGGTAGTAAAGTGAGTGTTGCCATCACCTTGGCTAATCACAGCGCCCTCGGTGTTAAACGCTGTTGTTGATTTTTGAAAATAAATTTTCCCCGAGTTGTCGATTCGCACCCGCTCGCTTAGGGTGGTGCTGCTGTTAGCTACAGTGAAAAAACGCAATTCTCCGCCTGATTGTGAGCCTGTATATGCTTGACTCGCAGATACACCGCGAATTTCTGCGCCCGTACTAAAATTGCTGCCCGTTGATCCACTGAAAAAGATTCTTCCAAGAATCCAAGGGTTAGCGGTTAATGCTGTTACAGAACCATCGGTTGTCCCAATCGACCTATTGAAATTAATTTCAGGGGCTGTTCCAGTACTTGTTCCACCTGTGTAGCCAGTAATATCTATTCCGCCACGACTTGTATCACCTGTAATGACTACGCCCAGTTTGGTCTGATTGCTGATGTTGTAAGTAGAAGTGGTCGTCCCCATCAACAACCGCCCCGACGAATCCAGGCGCATCGCTTCTGACATTGTTGATGAGCCACTTGCCTTCATGTAGAAAGCAAGATCACCTAAACAGGTTGTTGAGCCTGTCGACGTATTTGTTGTGACGTGAAAAATACCTGCGTTTGCAGTACCAGCCCCACCGTGTGAAAAGTGAATACCCGCAAGTCTTCCAGATGTATTATCTGTATTGTTAATCCTTAGGCCAGGAGGAACTTGCGAAGAAGCGCTTGTACTCGAATCACTATATTTGTGTATAAGATCACCTGTAGCTTCTATACGTAAATGCTCAGTCGGGCTGCTTGCACCGTCCGCTGTAGTTAAGAACACTAGGCGGCTAGGGTAATCATTAGCTGCCCAATCACCATCAGCCCGCCCTTGAATCATCGCGCCATTGCGACCAGCTGCAGTGCTATCGCCAAAAATAATCTGTCCTAAGGCGTTATCTGTTACAGGGGCACTGCCGCCACGGTTTAACCAAAGCTGTGCTTGTACTGAGTCGCCAGCTGAAGAACCTTCAAGTACGGCTGAAGCTTCGCCAGTAAAACTAGACGTCCCCACGAGGAGCCTGCCACTTGAATCGATGCGTGCTCGCTCAGAGCCATTTGCGTAAATGCGTGCGGTGTTAGAAGCAATTTCAAACCCATTGTTGAAATTTTCGCTAACAAATGCCGCTCCATTTCCATCGACGTATATTTTTGCGCGATTAGATTCAGTGCTATTTGCAAACTGCGCCGCATAGCCAGCCGAGTCAGCTCCTATGACCTCAAGCCTTGCCCCAGGCGACGATGTTGCAATACCAACGCGATCATTCCCTGCATCGACAAACAGCATGTGAGTGTTGCCGTTTGACTCCACGCGGAAGTCA